TGAAAATTCTTAACAAATTCCGAACATCCACGGTAGAAATTATTAAGCCCTGAAATGAGTAACAGGCAGCGCCGCTGGCGCTGCCTGTTCACTCTTTTATAATGTAATCGCGCCCGGTTTGACATCGAAATCGTGGTTGGCGATGCACGCAACGCAGTTCCGCTCCCGACTCTGTGCCCTGATCCACGCGAGCGACTTTTTCTGCGCCGCGCGGTCGTCGGCGATGCCGAAGAGCAGCACCGCGTCCCAATCGACAGGCGCGACGCCCCGCGCCGCGAGCTGCTCGTCGATGGCCGCACTGCTTTCGACAACAACCTGATTCGTAAAATACAGCGGCAGCGAGCCGAGCGAGCAGATCTGCGCCCTGCGCTCAAAGACGCCGTACGGGCTCATATCGCGGTACCAGCCGCAGTCGAACAGAACGTTCCCGTGCGCGCACTCGATGAGATAGGCCGAAACCGGCAGCCAGAGCCGTTTCGACTTTCTATCCAGCACGCCAGACGCCTTGAGCGCGCTGTAATGCTCGCCGCCGAACGGCAGCTCCGGCGCGACGCACACCTTGCCGATGTGGAAAATATGAATCTTGATCTCGCTCATCGTCTGCCTCCCGTCTTGAAATGCCATCAAATCCCGTCAAATCCCGCTTTTTTCGATCTCTGCCAAAAGGCACTTGCAGCCCTCTGAGACATCCCGCCACGTCGCTTCAAAATCGCCTGTATACCACGGGTCGGCGACGTCGCCCGGGCGGTCGGTGTAGTCGAGCAGCCGGTGCATCTTCCCCGCCGGATCACCGCCGCAGATACGCTGCATGTTTTTGAGGTTCGCGCCCTCCATGCCAATGAGCAGATCATACTCCTCGTAGTCCTGCGCCGTGATCTGGCGCGCAGCGTGTCCCTCGCAGGAAATGCCGTGCTCGGCGAGCTTGCGCCGCGCGGGCGGATAGACGGGATTGCCGATCTCATCGCGGCACGTCGCCGCGGAGTCGATCTGAAATTCGTCGGCAAGTCCTGCCTTTTCGACCAGGTCCTTCATCACAAATTCCGCCATCGGGCTGCGGCAGATATTGCCCAAGCAGATAAATAAGATTTTCGGCATAGTCTTTCTCCGTAAGTTTTGATAACCGTAATGTAACAGAAAAATGGAAAATCGTCGAGAAGAAATGCTGTCTTTTCGTTCAGAACTTGTTTGTAAATTCGATACTGCCTTTCCAGTCCATAGAAGGCGTGCTATGATTTTATGGGAGCGCAGAACACACTAAAGAAATACGGAGGTGTCACATGACTGCAGATCAAGGACAATATGAGAAATTTATGGCAAAACTTTCTAAATCAGGATTGGAACTCCAAAAGGGCTTTAGCCGCCTCTCGCCGGAAAATCAAAAGCGTTTTATGCAAGAGGTCAACCAAAGGCTAAAGTGTTTTGGACATGCAGTAACCATTACCGATATTCTACAGAGTCTATTTCGTGGGACGAGCTGCTATCTTCTGCCCAGGATAAAATTATAAACAATAGCGTCAACTGTAGAACAAAATCGGTGAAGTAAACTACTATGTCGCCCACAATGTAGCCCACGGAAGGAACTATTCCAAACCGAAGCAAAAACGTTTTTACCAAAAACAAGAAAAACCTTGAAACCGTTATGGCTTCAAGGTTTTTACTTGGCGCGGAAGAGAGGATTTGAATTCGCAAGCAGGTGTAAAATGCTGTAAATGCGCGTAAAGAAATCCTTGTATTTTCAATGCTTTCCGGGTTTTGGCGTAAAATGCTGTAAAGCCTTGTAAAAGCTGTTTGGGGTAAACTTAGGGGTCAAAATCCAGCATTGCTTTTTGTCGTATTCCGTGCTATTCTGTATTCGGCGCTGCACGAACGGCAGGCGGTTGGCCACACCACCCGAAAGGGGGTGAGGCTCATGCGGATTACGTTACATATCGGAGCCTTTACGGTTACGATCATCGTAAAAAGCAGAAACCGCCACTCTGCCAAGTGACGGTTTCTTGAGTTCGCTCAAGTCATTTAGTTCACTGGGCTAACCGCTTGTCGCAGCGCCTTTTTCTATGTTCATTATAGCAAGTTATTTCGCAGTGTCAAGCATCGGTTTTTTCTGGCAACCGCATTGCTCGCATTTCAAATGCGTTTAGTCCGAATCCCCCCTCACCTCGATTTGAAATCGAAGCGAGCTTCACTGACCGGATTTCAAATCGGCGCAGTGGCCGCCTGATCTGGACGTCGGTAAGGTTATCATTTCAAATGGGACCCTTACCGCCAACTTTGGCGACACTCTCACAATATATGCAGCAAGAGCGGAGGAATCGCCCTCCGCTCTTCGTTTATCCCTCTCTTTGCCCCTCAGACGCCGCAGGAGCGCTTCCGTCGCGCTCTATGGCTTCGTCTATGGCTCGGTTGATAAAACCGTTTACGCTCTCGCTGTGGACTTCTGCGTGGGCTTTGATGATATCTTTTTTACCTTTCGGCATAGCAACGGACACGCGATCAAGATTCGCAGTATCCCATTTTCTGTTGCCCTCTTTACGGGCCTCCGTGTATTTCTGCGGAGATATATGCACCACTCCTTTCTAAGTAGTTTTATTATACCCTCTCCGCAAGCACTTAACAAGTGAACATTATAAACATATTAGCAAGAGAACTTTTAGTGAAACTGCCCTCTTGCGTTCACTTAATAAGTGAAGTACAATAGCACCTATAAGGAGGTAAAAGAAAAGCCCTCTGCATCACTGCCGACCAAAGCCGGATGCAGAGAGCCACCAACCACCACAGGGGAGGCCAGCACTATAATTATATGGCCTCTCCACCAGAAAATCAAGGAGGAAATGACAATGAGCAAAAACAGTGCAATTATGAAATTCGGTGAGATGCTGACCCATGCGGCAAACTTTTCCGCCGTGGGAGCGGCCGGGCCGTCCTTTGCGTGGGCCTCCCCTAACGACATTGTGATACTGGGCAAAACCCCGGATGATATTAACGGGCGTGTGTGCCTTGTGAGCCTTCCTGACGATGAAAAGAGGCGTTTTGTGCGTCTGTATCGGCACGGGAACACGATAAAGACCTATTACATGGACGATTACGATTGTAGCGGGGAGTATCCGGCTAACGGCGTGGAAGTTCATGGGGAAGTGCTGGCAATCGTCCACCAGTACGGAGTGGAGCCAGAGGCCCCCAAAGCATCCACGGCGTGGGAAAAGCGTGTGAAAAAGGCATTGAAGGGCCGTTTTATCTCATTCAAGGATCAGGAGCAAATTTTGAAACGGCACACCAACGCCGGACGCTGGACAACCCTAAACGTGGCCTATTGTCTGGGCGCAGAGGCCGGAAGAAAGGAGGCCATGAGCGATGACAAAGGCAGAGCGTGAAATGATGGTACGCATCCACGCCCACGGTAGAATCCTATCACTCGACGAGGAGCAAGCAGGGCTTATCCTCGCGAGGATTAAGGAAATGTTAACGGAGCGGGAAGCGGAGGCGAAAAAGCCTTAATTTCTGCCCTTCGTGCGCTAAAAATGTGCGCCAAAGTGTACAGTAGCCCGCAAAGTCCGCCGAAGGGCAGCAAAGAATACAGTGTGTGAGTACAGTGAAAGCTGTTTTACCTGTCCTTTATCGGACTGTAAGCAGACGGTTGTCAAATGCTTAACGGTCAACCGTTTGCCGATAGATTCTCTCATATAACGCAGAAAGCCCACAGGAGCGTTCCTGTGGGCTTTCTTATGGATTGAGATAGAATAAATGGCACTATACAACCCCCTCGCGCCCTGGTACTTTGCAGCGCTGCCTGCCGCTGTACTTCGGGCAGGACTTCGCAACGGCTCAACGGAAAGGCAATCCTGTGGCCTCTGCTGCGGTCTGTCGGGCTTTCCCCGACCGGTAGCCCAGTAAGATGATTTCCTTTCTTAAACGCCCATTGCGCGGGCTTCGTTACGCATAATAGGCACCATCTGACGAACTAACGTCTTTCCGTCAAGCTGTGCGGTAAAGTCAATGACGATGGGCCGCATTTCGTCGTTATTTCTGCGGTTTGCAGCTCTTGCAAGGCGGCTGGTCGCAGATGTCGCATAGTCGATGCTCACTGTGTCAAAGTCAAGGCCGTTTTTGATGCGGTCTGTGACACCGCCTACACTGTCCATCAGCGACGGAAGACCGTTTTCAAATCCGTCGGCCATGCCCTGCATAACATACTTGGCGACACCGTTCGACCATTTCGACGGGCTGTGCTCATCAAAGCCGTTCTTGCCGGTAAACCAACTCTTGATCCTATCCACAACACCGGAAACCTTGCTTTTGAGCCATGCAACCTTGTCTGCGATGCCATCCCACAAACCCATGAGTAAGTTTCTTCCGACATCTTTCATCTGCTTCGGAATGTTGCGGAACCAGTCAAGCGCCGTCTGCGCCGCATTCGGGATAGTCTCCGTAAAAAACGTTTTGATTGCAGCCACCGCGCCGGAAATGGTTTCTTTGATTTTCTCCCATGCGGAGATGACCGCATTTCGGAAATCCTCATTTGTATTCCATAGGACAACGATCGCGGCGACCAATGCACCAACAACCGCAATAACCGCTCCAATGGGGTTTGCAGTCAAGGCTGCATTCAAAGCTATCTGCCCTTTTGTCATTGCCGCCTGTGCAAGCTGTGCCAGCGTCATTTTCCCTGTAAGTAACGCAACGATCGTTTCTCCAACGGTCATTGTACCGTTTAATGCGGCTTGCGCCAGCGTCGTATCTTTCAGGCCCATTGTTAAAAGAGAGATAGATACCTGCGCATTCTGGAACCCCTGCACAAGATGCTGAATCTCCATACCGGCCTTGAGGGATGCAAAAGCACCTGCTGCAACAGCAATGATCGGCGCGAGCGTTTCAATCGTATCTGCCAATGCAGTAACGGCGTTGACTGCTGTATCAAAGCTCTGTGTAATGGCGTTGGCGACCTTTTCCC